TAGCTAAATTTGTTGATGTATAATATTGTTTCCAAAAATCAATCATTTTTTCTCTAATATCTGCTTTATTTAATGAATCTACATTACCTGTTGGAAATGTATTATACGGAGAATCTTTTTTAGCAAAATTTTTATATAATTGATATTCTCTCCAATGATCACTATTTATATTCTTTTGATGTTCAGAATTAATTGCTTTAATTTCTCTTTTAACTGAATCTTCACTAAAAAGTGGATCAATAAAAAAACGAGAAAATATATCCATCAATTCTTCTATACCATCATTAAATGCTGAAAAATAATAAACTGTTTCAAAATGATCTGTATAAGCATTTGAAGAACCACCGTATTTTTTAATAGCATTTTCAAAATGAGTTTCATCTGGATATTTTTTAGAACCAAGAAATAACATATGTTCCAAAAAATGTGCTAATCCTTGATATTCTTTTGGATTTGCTAAAGATCCAACTTTTACGGCAACACTAATTATAGTTCTTTCTAATAATTTATCTTCTACAAATACAGTTTTTATTCCATTATCTAATACCAATGTTTCAAATATTCTAGTTTCATTTTTAGGTAAAATCATTACTTTTACTTAGATTATAATTTATAAATATTTTGTATAGACACAAAAATTATCATGCAAATTATTTATCGTTTCCATATCATCTTTATCTATTTCAAAATCTAAGCAAATATTATCATTTATATATTTAGGATTATTTGATGTAGTTATAATGTTAACATTATTTTGTAAGCTCCATTTTAATAAAACTTGCTCAGAACTTTTATTTAATTTAGTTGCAATTTCATCTATTATTTGGTTCTTTTTATATAGAGAACCATATGCGACAATTTTAATATTATTTTTCAAACAAAATTCTACTAAATCTTTCCTATTTAGAAATGGATTATATTCAATTTGATTACAGAAAATAAGTTTTGATTCTTCTTTCCCAATTTCTTCCATAAATACTTTTAGTTTATCCAAAGTAAAATTAGAGATTCCAATATGACGAATTTTACCTTCCTTCTGATATTGACGTAAAATATTCCAAACATTTAAATTCTTATTTTCAATAGGACAATGAATCAAATATAAATCTACATATGATGTATTTAAATCAATAAATGTTTTATTTATTGATTCAATAATAGCTCGGTCATCTTTGTTTTTAACATTATCAAAAGAGACTTTTGTTGTAATCCAGAGTTTAGTTCTATCAAATTGAGGATGTTTTCTAAAAAACTCACCAATAAATCTTTGATTACGATAAATTTCAGCTGTATCAATCATTTTATAACCACACCTTATAGCTGAGTTTAACAAATTATCCATTTGTTCTTGTGGTTTTACTTTATATGTACCGATTCCGATTGAACTAAATTCCATAAGTTAATATTTATTTATTACTAAAAATATTATTTGCAATTTTTCTTAAACATACTCTAATTTTCTTAAATATACTCCGATTTTCTTAAACATACTCAGATGTAATAGACGTATGTGAAGCATATAAAATATTTGGTATTTCAGATTCTTTAGTTGCAGTATCCCAACTATTTAAAAATTCTAAAGCTTGGACTTTATTATGGTAAAAATTATTTACATCTTTATTACCTATCCATAAATTATCAACATTTAATAGTTGAGCTGTTTGTTTAATTTGTGGGTCTTTAATATCATTTAATGATAAGTACGCTGTAATAAAAATATGATGATTTACTGAATTAAAATAATCAGATTCATTTAAATTTTCTTCTATTATTTCTTTCTTCATTTTATTAATATCATTGTTTTCATTTAAATATTTTATTAAAAATTCAACCTTAGGTAAACAATCATATGAATACGCAGTAATATTATTTGTGTGATAATTTAATAAATTACCAAAACAAGATGTACTTAAATGAAATATTTTTTTAATATAAGCATAACACATTTCTGAGGTGTATTTTGAATTTAATAATTCCAAATAGTCATCCTTTAATGGTTCGTATAAAACTTTATTTTTTGAATATAATTCAGAAATAGTATTTTCTGATAAAATATTATATAAATCTTGATAATTATCATTTGTTCTAATATATGGTTTTGTATATGAAACTAATCCAACATTCTCAATTGCTGAAAAATCTAAAAAATCTAATATTTGTTCTGCGTAACTAGATATTTGATTTCTTAAACTTTCTTTAAATTTAAAAACATATTTATTATAATCAAAGTTTGGAGTTTGTTCTATTAAAATATATCTTATATCATTTTTGTCTAATTTATCTTTTATTTTTAATCCATCATTGATTAAAATCATTTTAATAAATTCTAATATATCATAATAATCTAAATTTAATTTATCTGGATCTGTTAAAAAATTAGTTATATTTGGAGATAATTTAAAATGTCTATTTATTATAATTTTTGAAAAATTATTTTTGATAGTCTTTTCAAATTCTTGTAAATATTTCTTAAAAATATTAAAGTCTAACTCAATGTTATCATCTATTAATTTTATTATTGGTTCTTTTAATTTAGAATATATTTTAAATATATAATCAATACCTAATTCTGGTCCTATTTCATATGAACAAGGTAAATGGTCATTTCCAAAAAAATATAATAGTAAACAAAAGTCATAAATTATTCTGAAATCATTTATTTGACTACCTGATATTTCATTGTAATATTTAATTAAACAATTTAGCATAGCTGGTCCATCAAAATATTGTAATGAATCATCATCCTTTGAATTATGTTTTAATATTGAAATATTAACATCTTTTCTCTTCAAATTAAAATAAGTTTGTTGAACTAACATTAGATGAATTAAATCAGAATCAGTTGTATGGATTAATACATCTCCTGATAAATTTTCTTTTTGTATAAATTGAAATATTTTTATATCAGATTCACCATTTATACTTCCTTGATTAACAACTATGTTTACTTTTGGTAAATTTTTTACATAAAAGTTTTGCAGTTCAGTTTCTAACTTTTTAATTATAGGAGATATTGGACTAAATGATTTATCAAAAGAAAAACGTTTTTCAACCCATTTAAAATAATTATATTTAATTCCATTTTCTTCCATATAAAAGTTTTTAATATTGCCGAAATAATCATTGAATTTTTGTTTTCTAGACATTGATTCAAAATAATTCTTACAGCGTCTCCTTCTTTGTTCTAATATTTTTGAGAAAGAAGGGATACCATCAATAAAGAATGCAATTGTGTGAATATTTTTAGTAATATGATAACTTTCAATTAGTTTAGTTGTAGTTAAAATAACTTTATCAACAACCATTAAATCTAATTTTGTTAAATTGTTTTCTTGTTTAGTATTTATAAAGTTTATTAATTTATTTATTAGTTCATCTTCATTATTTCCATCAAATATAAATTCAATATTCTCGCAATTCTTTTTCCACCAAGGTAAATCAAATATTTCTTGTAATGTTGATTCTGTTTTATTATTTACAGAATAACTAAAAGGTAAATTTAAAACTATTTTTATAATTGTGTTTATTTCTTCTTCTAATGAAAACATTTGATTGTAAATAATAAAATTTAAATCAAATAAGATGTGATTACCTAATAATTTTCTTTTCATTTCATCAATTACAAATCCATAGCTGAAATTCAGATTTTTTATTATAAAATTCGCTAATCTATCAAAGCCCATATTTATTTATTAATATATAAAGTAATATTGTTTCTAAATAAAAACCAAATTTAAAACTGGATTTTGAAATTTGTGTAACAGTTTCTAAAACACGTCTCTCTCTCTCCCGAGAAAAGTGTATGTAACCTGAGTGTAGATTTTAGAATGTATATTTAAAAAAATCATTTAAGAAAATAAAATCTATATTTATTATATATATTATACTTATTTATGGAATTATTATGTCAATACTGTAATAAAAAATATGCTAGTTATCAATCTAAATGTAATCACATCAGAAAATACCATAAATCAGAAGGTAATCACGAAAGTAACCATAGTAACCATGAAATTCAAGAAAAGTTTACATTTTCTGAAAAAAGTAACCATGAAAGTAATCATAAAAGTAATCATAAAAATAATTTAAATGAAAATGAAGATGATAATGAAAATAAATTTTTATGTAGAAAATGTAATAAAGATTTTAAATTCAAACAAAATAGATGGAGACATGAAAAAACTTGTAAGATAAATGATGAATTAAAAGATAATAATACTGAAATTAAAGAATTGAAAGATGAACTAAAAGAATTAAAAAGCTTGTTATTAAATACCATTAAAATACATCCTAGTAAATTAAAAAAAATAAATAATCAATTAATAAATAATACCAATACAAATAGTAATAATACTAATAATATTGGAACTATAAATAATATAAATAATAATATTATAATACCCTTATCTCAACAGAATTTAGTAGACGTTCTTAAGAAATCTGAAAAATTAAATATTATTAGTTCTGGTAATTTAGCTCATCTTAAATTAACCGATTTACTTTATAAAAATCCTGCTTATGAGAAATATAGAAATATTTATATTACAAATTTATCCAATGATATTGGTTATATTTACGATAGCAAGGAAAATAGATTCATAGTTAAAAGTAAAAAAGATATATTAAATGATTTTGGAACAGAAAGATTTTCTGATATAGAATTATTTTATAATGAATTAAAAGATAAAATTTCTGAAGAAAAATTAATTAAAATGAAGAAAATGGTAAAATCTTATTTTGATAATAAAGATTTTAAAGAAGTTAAAAATAAAGAACTATTAATCAGTCTCTACAATAATAAAATTAATGTTAAAAAAATATACGATAAAATAAATACTAAAGAAATAGAAATATAATTTTATATATTATAATAATGTTGGTAATTGGTTATCCAGTTAATTATGAGACCATTGTAAATTTTTTAATGTTAGTTCAGAAGAAGGGATTAATGTAGAAAAACTAGAACTTGAATTTCATTCTACAGATAAAGGACAATTTATTTTAGGATTAGAAGTAAAAGAAGCTCGTGACCTTTGGGATAATTTATATCAGTAGATGATGCATTAATTTTAATTTTACAAAAGAAAAAACTTGTTAAAGAACTATTTGAAAAAGCTAAGATTGATTTGAGTGAATTTGACTTGGAAAAAATGGAAGGAGACCCAGAAAGAGTTTATAATCCATTACCATATTTAATTAGTTTTTGATAAATTAATTTTAACTATATAAATCTTCATCTTCAGGAATATTAGTTGTATTTGTTAAACTAGGCCCAGTTTTATATAACAATTCACTAGCCCCAGTTTTATATAACAATGCACTAGAAGCCGAATAACTTAGTAAAGCAGCTAAATTACTCTCACAAGAAGGACCAACTACTTCACACAATAGTTTAGGTGGAATTTGTTTTTCAAGGGTTTCTAATTCTTTTTTCTTTTGAGTAATCATATTATCTAATTCTTCAGATGCTGAAATTTTACTAATATAATTAAAAAATTTATTTTTTTCTTCTTCATTCAACTTATTAATCATACTTTCTGAACAACGAAGAAGAGAATCACAAAGCATATTATATCCCCTATCGCAACATCCGCGACCATCACAACCCAGTTTAAAACAGACACCAATTTCAGGATTTTTTTCTAGGTTTAGTTCATATAAAGTTATATCCATGTTGTACAAATGTTTTCCTTTATAAATAAGCTTAATCATATTATATGACCTACCCAAACTAGCAGCAACACGCGTATATAAATCACCTACTGTTTCACGATTCAAATCAACAGAAACATAAGTATTTTCTGTTAAAGTCCTAATTTTAATATCTGCAAATCTTGCTGGCTGTGTACCAAAAGATTTGAAGATATGACTATCTATAATAGCCATCTCTTCAGAAGATGCTCCTTCCTGTGTTCTAAGTAGACGGTAATTAATCAGACTAATATCTGGTTCTTCAGATTTAGTTAACATAGTTTGATTTATTTCACCATCATAATTTTTAAGATGGGCTTTAGAAGCTCCTTCTTCTTTTAGTTGAGTGCGATAATTAATTAATGATTGTAGTGACATAAATATAATTATAATTAATATAATAATTATTTTATTCAATTTTTTATTTAATGATTCACTCTTAAATACTTCAATATATCCCACATAGACTTGCAATCTATTTCATTATATTTTTCTATTTCTTTCATAGTATCCCCTTTAGTTATTGAATTATCATCTTCCTCACCAATGCTATCTTTTCTTTTCTTCTCATAACATTGATATGCTAATAACATTGCGTTTAATCCATTAGCACAAGGACTTAAACTATCCCAAATGGTTGTAATTAAATTATTTTTATACATTGCTTTAGTAATTGATTTTAATGAATAATTTAATGCTCCTTTTACTACAATAGGTTCATTTTTAAATACTTGATACAAATCTATAAAATTCTTTTCAGGTAAACCTAAATGTCTTAACTTTGTTTTATTATATGCTATCTGTTCAGCTTGTGACCAATGAATAAATATCGCATTATCTTTTTCATATTCTTTTTTAATATTATTTATATAAGACCAAAATGAATCTAACATTATTTTTTCACTTGATTTTGTTTTTTCTTCTGCTATAAAACTTTTATATTCCCACTCATTTTTTTTATTTGTAAACCCCACACCTATCATAAAAATTAATTCAAAATTTTCATATTCAATTGTTTTATCTATAACTATTTTACCAAAATTAGAATTCATTGTTTCATAATCAAGGAAGAATTCCATTTCGTTTGTCTCACGATTTCTCCATTTTAATCCAGAATATTCTATTTTTTTAGGTTTTACAAAAACTTCATCTTGTCTATTAATATTTAAAATAGCATCAATTGACTTAGATATTTTAGTTTCATTAAATCCTAAATTTTTACTAGTGCATTTTTCATCATTCCATCCATAAATACCTTGATTAAATGCATGTTTTCTTTTATCTACACCACAATAAGTTACTGAAGTTATTTCATGAATTTCTTCAGCAAGTTGTCTTTTAACTTTACCTAAAGCACCATCTCTATCATTCTTCATATTGGGGAATAATTCATCTTTTGATGGTATTGGTAAAAGCTTCCAATTATTACCTTCTTCTCTAACACGTTTAATCCAATTTAAAGCTTCATCTAATTTTGAAACATATATTTTATCAAAATCATTATAATCAATAGTACCTAATTTATTTAATAAATCATTTATCTCGTATTTTTTCCCCGCCTGTTCATATTGATATTTTTTACCTAAAATAAATGCTTTCGTTATTTGAGTTCCTTGTATTTCATTTAATGCTTGTGTATAAACTAAAAGCTGTCCTTTATAAGCTGGAATACTATCTTGATTTCTAATATGAACACCATCACTATTTAATGTAATCATAGAATGTTTAATATCTATTACTACATAATGCCAATTAACATTTAATTTCGGTGATGTTGATTTATCTTTATATAAATCATATCCAACAAATTTATTTAAATAGTCGCTCCTTACTAGTAAATCAGGTGCACCATATGTTTTATTTTTATGATTATGTAATATTGCTTGATAAATAATTGGTTTACCTTCTTTCATATATTCTAGTGTTTTATTAAATAATTGTTTATCTTTTGATTGATATGATTCAGCTACTTTAACTACAGGATGTAATTTTTTAATTATACTAATTATTTTAGATTCAAATTCATTACCTTGATTCATTATAAACTTTGTGAAAGGGTCTTCTAATTCATATTTTACTGTACCTGTTGAATTACCTTTTTTTGATACAGGAACATCAGTAATAGATGTAATATTATATTCTTTCAACCAATCTATCAATGGATCATTTAAGAAATAGTTCCTAGTTGATGAAGCACTAATATATTGTTTCCAGTCAATAGAATCATCCTCTACTTTTTTCTTTTTATTTGCGGATACTATATTTTCAATACTCTCTAATTTTCGTTTTTTACTTTTATTAATTTTATTAATAGGTATTTCTTCAGTTTTCACTTCAACCATTCTAAAATATTCTGGAGTTGTATTTTGAATAAAAATAATTAAATCTGATATAACTTTAAACTTATTTCTAATATCACTTCTTTTTAGAGTAGTAATGTAAAATTTTAATTTAATGTAACTATTAACTTTTAATTCTTCTAATATATCTTCATCTTTACCTTTTTCTGATGCTTCTGATAATTCAAATGAAACATTATCTATAATTAAATTTATATTATAAATTGTTCCTTTTTTTGAATCAATATACCAACAAAAATTATTAAATGCGATATCTATATTAAAAAGATTTTTAAGATTAGTATCAGGCATTTTATTATAATAATTTATTAATTGATTTACAATTAAATAAGCTCTTGTTTTTGGTAAATATTCAACATTCCAGTTATCAATAATATTATTAATTGACATTTTATTTTATTATTAATAATATAAATCAAATAGTCTTTAAATTCTATTTTTTTATCAAAAAATAGAATTTTACAGAGTGAGTTTATAGAACTTTATTTTATATTACATTAATATATGGAAACTGTTAAAGAAAGTGTCAAAGCATCAGTGCCTAAAGTAACACAACCTAAACTTCCTGAATTAACATTAGAAGCACCTGTTGTAAATGTAAATGTAAATGCACCTGAAGTTGCTAAAGAGAATGTTATTTCATCTTTTTTTACAAAATTAATCAGTAATAAAAATTATATTTATGTATTAGTAATAGTTATTGTATTAGCATTAATTGGTTATTATTTATACATGAAATATTTCAGTAAAAAAACAGAGAAAAAAATAGAAAATAAAAAGGAGGATAAAAAACAAATTTTAAATCCTCAAAATGAATATTATATAATTGATCCCAATGGAAATCCTATTTTATTAACTCCATATTTCTTGGATATAATGAAACATAATATGACAAAAGAAAACCCAGATTTAAATCAAATACCTATGCCTAAATTACCACAGATGGCTTCATTACCACAACCTTCACTACCTCAACCTTCTTTACCAACAGCCTTACCAACACCAAAAAAACAACAAGAATCAGATTCAGATTCTGATTCTGAATCCGAGTCTGATAATTCATCATCCGATAAAGCTCCTGTAAAAAAACAAAAACCTAGATTATCTCATCCAGGAGAATCTCAAATTCCCGAAAACGTAATGTTAACAGAAGCTGAAGATGATAATATTGCTAATCAAGATTTAACTAATGATGAAATAATTGAATTAAAAAGACAACTTGATATTATGCAAAAGAACCAAAATTATCAAGTAACTGCACAAAATGATGAGGATGATTAAGGTCCTGATAAAACAATTATTATTAACAACATATAAACCAGTTTAATTTTGTACCATCTATAATTAATGGTTCAACAATAGCTACATTATTTTTAACATTAATAGATTGTTTATTAGATACAATTTCAATAGATTTTTTGTCAACAGATTGTTTATCGGATACAACTACTGCACCTTCATGGTTTAAAACATCATCACTGGACTGTTTATCAGATACAACTATATCACTTGTATTAGATATTTGTAATTCATCAATCATTAAATTCTTTGCTATTTTTACTAGAGTATTAATTGCAAAATCTTCTATACTTTTTAATTGTGTTTGAATATAATATATTGTTGCTAAAATTAAAAAAATAATTATATATTTTTCCATATATAATATATAATTATATTTTTATTTAATATGCACTAACAAAATCAGAAGGTAAGTTTCATTATCTATAGCTTGATGTCTACATATACTTTCAGGAATTAAATTACTAGTTATGCTCCGTATCCGCCACTAACTTTATCAGGAGGTAGGTCTTCACCTTCTAAAGCCAATGCTATTATATGAACTGGTCTAACATCAGTATAAACCTTATCAGTCCAATCATATTCTCCAGGTCCAAAAGTAATTTGTGATTGGTTTGGTGATGGACCCATATCTTGTGCGCCCAAAAAAATATACATTTTTGCTTTATAACCAGGCATTACAGCTAAAATACGAGGTACCCAATTTTGATCACTAGCTTGAAGCATGTGATTACCAAATGCATAATGAATATAACTTTGTGAAGTACTACCATTCCATTTTATTTTTTTTCTAAAGCCTTCGGTCCAATTATGATCTTGCCAAAAAAAATTCCATCCATTATATAAAGGTACATGTCCACCATGACCTCTAATATGATAATATCCCCCAGCCATATATTTTCTTTGGAGTCCACCAAGAATTAAATTAGTAGCAGTTAAATTAGTAGCAGTTAAATTAGTAGTAGTTAAATTAGTAGTAGTTAAATTAGTATTAGTTAAATTAGTAGCGGTTATAGTACTTGTTTTACCATTTAGAACAATACCTGGCCAATTATAATCAGCGTTATCATCTTTCCTACCTACTATAATTAAAGAACCATCATTATTATTCCATAATTGTACAGAATTTTTATCAACTACAACACCTTTATTAATTTGAATAAAATTAGCTCCTGCGTTATTAAAATTTACAGGACCTCCTGTATTTAAACCACCTTTAAGCGCCATATCACCTTGAACTGACATATTACCTGGAACTGTTACCCCACCTGTCATTAATTGTTTTGATATTTGAGCAAGTGTATTAATAGCATTAGTATCATCAACTCCACCAATGCTTTGAGCAGGAACACTTTCAAAACCTTCTGTGTCTTTCAATTTCGTTTGAATATAATATATTGTAGCTAAAATAACAAAAATAATTATATATTTTTCCATATAATTATAATTAGTTTTTAATTTATTTTGCATAACCACCATAAATTATAAGGTCTCTTTCACTATAAATAGCAGTAACACCCAAATTAGGTACTTTAGTAGCACCCCATCTTTGGAACCACCATGCATTATTTTGACCTGGACCTAATAATGTAGAAAAATCAGGAATCCAACTATTTTTTAAAGGTGTTGTTAAAAGATTTTCAAGACTTTTTGGATCATTAACATTATTTGCTGCACCAGTATTACTGGGTCCAAAAATAATATTATTAGTAATCAAACCAGGTGTTTTATTTCCTGGAACTAA